GTGGACTGATGCCAATCGTTGCAGTGGTTGTTGTTGCAGTTAAATCGGCTGTCACAACAAATTGCTGTAAATCGGCTTGTGTGGCTTTTGTTTCAGGATGCACACGGAACACACCAGCGATTGTAAAGACTGTACCTGCTTTAAATGTATCGTTGTTTGCAGTGCCGCCAATAACTAATGTCGCGCCTGTTTGTGTTGCACCCGAAACAGTCAATGAAGCTACTTTGTTACCAATTGTATGCGTTGGTAAAATGGTATTTTCGTACCAATCAAAACCAGCAGTACGCCCCATTTCGCCTTCACGGTATTGCTCCGTAATTGCTTTTGAATCTTGAAACAAACCTTTCAAGCTGTTCACAATTTCAACCGTCGATTCAGGCAACAAGTGCATGGTTCTGTTGTTGTCCATTGGCGCAAGGTACTGATTCAATTTTTGACGTGCTTGTAAATAGACTTTAAGCGCGTCTGTACCAGTTGGAATTGTTCCCGCTGTGCCGACTGACGCATAAACATCTTTGTACATTGATAACGCATCGGCTTCGATGTTCGCCGCTAAAACTGACATGGCAGGGTCGAGAATGCGCTTGCTGAAATCGTCCAAGCTCAATGTCAATTCAGCCGAACTGAAATTAACGTCCACACCTTTTTGCGTTGCCACTTGCAAGGTTGTGTTTGTTTCGGTTGTGTCTTGTGTGCTTAACGTTTTGCCACTACGAACCGTGTACTGGTTTGGTAAGCGGATTTTTAACGTATCACCGATTTTTGCGCCTGTTTTTGCGAATGAATCGTCATAGGTACGATTCACATTTCCAATGAAAGTAAGCTTACTGTGAAGACCTTTGTGTTCAAGAATGCTCGTTAGTTCATTCCCCGCCTTTTCGGCTGCCAGTAGTTTCCAAACTGGAGCAGACTATCTCATAACCTCTTGTGGAGGTTCGATGCGCTTCGAGCCACTTGGCTCTACTTCCTTACGGAATAGTCGTTACACCTTATTTGATTGATGTGGACAAACTCCACCATTGCGGTGTTTGCCGATATTGCAATTCATACAGAGAACCTGAAAACCATCAGGAAAGTTATTTTTTCTTAAATACTGATAAAAAGTAGTTCCGCCGCGACCGTGCTCCCCGCTGTTTCTCATCTCAGAACCATTATTGTCTATGTGGTCTATAGATAAAAAAAACGGTTCAGATTCTCCGCAACACGCACATTTGTCGCCATAAGCATTAAAGACCTGTTCTTTTAATTTAGCGTGCTTTGCTTTTGCTTTCGCATTTTCTTTTGCTCTAAATTCTTTCAGCTCTTCTTCTGACATATTTTTTATTGCATCTCTATATCGCTGAGCCATCTTTTCTCTATAAACGTCAGCAAGCGAGGCTCTGTACTGCCTAGACCTTTCAGCGTTTATGTCTTTGCGCCCTGAGCCGTAATCTTGCATATATTTAGTATTACAAGATGGACAAATCCACTTTTTACCCTGTATTGAAATATCAAACTCACTGTTACATTGCTTACAGATTGCAATTGCAGGTGTTGTCTTTAACTTCTCTCTGTATCTTCGCTGTGTGGCAGAACCTAGTTTTTTACCGCAAGGAACACAATGTAATCGGTTCGTTTTATGCGGAATTGCGTCTTCTGCTCCACAGGTTTTGCATCTAATCAAATCTTGGCTCGGTATTGTCATATTGATAACATTAGTTTATTGTTAAGTAATGTAATAAATTTTACACAACAAACTAATATAAATCAACTTAGAGTTTCACCGAATTCACATCGTTATTCAATACGCATTTCTGCGTAAGGGGGCTATTTAGTCAACCCGTAATGCTTCTTTAGTAATAATGCTACTAGTCAAGACTGTATTTGCCATTTTGAATAATCCTAAAAAGAATTTCCGTCATCACGACGGTGGTTGCGTGTGCTTCACAGCAGACGCGGTTGTTTTTTAACGCTTGTTTTTTCGTAACTGTTGGTTGCGATATTTCATGAATTCTTCTGTACTCATCCGTTCTGGATTTTTTGAGGCAGGAGAACCGCTTTTTCCAACGGTTTTAACGGGTACTGCTGGTGTCACGGGTTTTTTCGCTACACCTGTTTTTTGCTTGTTTAACACTTGATGTCCAATCATTGCCGCGTGCAACGTTTTCACAATTCTTGGGTCGGTGATTGTTTGTAAATCTTCGACTGAATAGCCAAGTTCTTTGTTTGCAAACGTCATAATGTTAGTTGCCATTTCCTTACCCCAGCCTGGTAATTCTTTAGATAAGATGGCGTTACCTTCTTCTGATGCTTTTGCGATATATGCGGTGCGTGCTTGTTGGGCTTGCGCGTCGTTACGTCTGATTTGGTCAAGTGTTTGGGTTTTCGTTTCTTTTAAATTCTGAAATTCAAACCACAATTGTTGTGCTTGCAACGGGTCTTCATTGCTGATTGCTTGCCAGTTCACTTGCTGGAATTGCTGGAGGCGTTCATCAATCGCAACCACTTTTGCAACGTCACGAATGTTTTGCTGAATGCTTTGTTGCTTTTGAGCCGTTTCGGCTTCAAAGGCTTTGCGCGATTCAGCTAATGCTTGCGTTTTCTGTGTGTAATCCGCTTGCATCATGACCAAAGGCTTTAATGCCTTCGGAATTTTGTACTTCTGTCCGTCGTGTTCGACTTCTTCGTCGTCATCGTCGGATTGTGATTCATCGTCAGATTGTTCTTCGTCAGATTCCTGCTCTAAATCGGTTTCTAATTGCGTGTCGTCTTCATCGACTGCATCAGGTTCAACGCCTTCTACTTGGTCGTTTTCATCGCTCATTGTTAAAGTCCTTAAAGGAGTGTTTTCACCATCACGGTGAGTTGGTTTATATACAGAACTGAACGTCCGTTCAGCTTTGTATAGTTACCGCGTGGGCGGATTCATGTTCACAGGTGGCGGCGGCTGATACGGTTGAATCGCAGGGACTACAGGTTGCGAATTAAACACGTCAGGACTATTCATCACTTGTTGAACGGTTTGTAATACCAACGCCTGAATTTGGTCGGGCGGCATGGCGGGTTGCATGATTTTCAAACGGTCTGTTTCTGCTTTAAAACCGTCGATTTTCAATTTTTCAGCGTCAATCATGTGGTCAAGCTGTAACTGCTGTAACTGTTGACTTGCCTGTGATAATTGCGCTTGTAACGTTTGAATCTGTTGATTGTATTGCTGTTGCATCGCTTGCATTTGCGGGTTTTGCCCCTTAACTTCGGGTGGCAACATCATCGCTAAACGCTCCGATATTTCTTCACTTCCTGCCCAATCAAGGTTTTTAACGAGCAAATCACTAATCAGACCTGCGGCTTGCGGCATAACGCGGATTAACTCAAGCATTTGCTCTGCCGCTTCCTCGCGTTTAGTGGAATAACTAGCTCCACACTCAACGGTCACGTCATACTTGCCAATTGTTAAATCGTAGATTTTCTCAACGCCTTTTGGTGTTTGTGTTGGCTGTCCTAATGGCACGTTAGTTGGTTTTTTGTCTTCACCTAAAATTCTTACAACGCGCTGGTTGTTGTACACGCTAGGAATCAAGTCAACTAAGATTCTGCCCGTATGACGAATCGCACGCGACAAATTGTCGATAAAATGAAACGTCGATGTATCGCTTTCACGTTGACGCGCTAAGATTGCCTTTCCGCTTGTTTCGTTGCCTTGCGCTCCCATTCCCGCGTCGAAAATGCCGATAATTGCCTTAATGTCATCGTTGGCATTCATCGCTTCCTGAATCATGCCAACAGGTGGCTGGGGGAACGCTTGACGCATAGGCGGCTCGATGCCGTCGTATTCAATAAACGGATGATTCTTAGTGTTAGCCGTGTTCCATTTCTCAATGTCAGTATTAAACGCGCCTTTCTTTCCCACCCAAGGCGTGCGTGGTGCTAACGCCATCATTTCCGTTGCGTTTGTGCGCCAAAAATTGAACTGACGTTGACTGTCTTTCGCGTCACGAATTAACGAGCGGAAATAACGCTTACCTTCAACATTCACTTCGTCACCGTACACGGGAACGATAGGAATATAGCGACCTGCCCATTCTTTGGTTTCTAAAACTTCTGCACCCGTTAAGATGTATTGCGTGACTTTGTGTGACTTAGTTTCGCGTTGGTTTGCGATTGTTACACCCGTCAAGTCAAACATATCTTTATGACGTTCGTACTCGTCCAAATCTAAAACAGAACCATCCGACAACTGGACAATCTCGCGTGTCGATTCTTCACGTTTCCAGTATTCACAAATTAAAATCTTTTCGCTGTCAATCCAAGGTTCAGATAAATTCTCGTAACTGTCCCAATTTACCGCGTCTTTATCTTTCCAACGTGATTCGAATTCGTCTTTGGTGATAAGTTCTGTAACAAACGCGCAATTCCAGTCGCTAGAGTCCGCGCAATCACTATCAGGGTCGCCGTAAATGCTAAAGGCATTTGCGATACGCTCGATACATAAATCCATATCGAATGTGTCATCGTGTGCATAATCAATGCTTACTCTCCAGTATCCGAACCCCATTGTTACTGCATCTTCTAAAGCGGTATCGTAGGCAATATCGGCGTTTGATGTGTATTCAATGTTGCGGATTAAACCGTTCAAGATTTCAGCCGTATCAGTATCGGAATTTGAATCGACAGGGTGACAACGTATTGATGGTTTGTTTTGACGCGAATCATTCACGACTTGGCGAATGTAAGCGGGTAATTTATTGATTGTTAAGCAAGGTCTGCCGTCAATTTCACGCTGACGTTTAACATCTTCGCTCCATTGCTCACTAAGACGTGCAAATTTCTTGTCTTCAAGTCCTTCGTGGCGATTGTCAGCTTCACATTCAGCGGCACGCTCAAAGAGTTCTTTTGCGTCTTCAAGAATATCCTCGTCTGAATTTTCGTCTTCACTTTCGTTTTCTTTAATTGCTTTGTTTGCCATTGTTAAATCCGCTAGGGGAAATTGCTATCTCACGACAGTATTTTTGTACTAACATCAAACGAACGTTTGGGTTTAGTAATTATCCCATCCAACCGCCCGAACTATGTGCATAATCTGTTTTCTTTTTCTTTGTTTCTACTGACGCAACATCGATGCCTGACATAATTAAATAGCGTGTTGCGTCCATGATGTGGTCGTTTTCCTTGACGATATTTCCCTTTTCGTCACGACGATACAATCTAAACTCACTTAACCAGTTTGACATCGACTTAAAGACTTTGAGTTTGCCCGCCGATAACCGTTGCCAAACCGCATACAAACCCGCTTCACGCGCATTAACGGCAGGTTGCAATAACAATCCGTGCTGGACATATTGTTCAAACAATTGCATTCCATCGACTTGACTACGACCTCGCGACGCAGGGTCGATAACACCATTTATCCATTCGCCGCGTGACTTGATTGATTCAGCGTGTACTAC